TAGTGTAGCCAATAGTATTAGCGTTGTTATTGGTCAAGGTGGTGCTGGCGGCACTGCTGTTTCAACAAACAATACGGATGGCAATAACGGATCTGCTGGTACGCAATCAACGTTTGGATCGTACCTAGTAAAGCCTGGTAGTTTTGGGCAGGGTGGATCAACTGCAACTGCTGCGTTCGGTATTTCTGGCGGCGGCAATTTTTCTGTTGTGTCTGGTTTGATTGGATACGCAGGTTCTGGTGGCAGTAGTCCACCAGGATCGAACAGTGGACTAGGTGGCAACCCAGGATCTCGTGGCGGCATGAATCCTGGTGGTGGTGGCGCTGCTGGTGGCATGACCGCAACAATCGGATATAACGGTGGTGCCGGTGGGGCTGGCGAATCGATCCTTTCATTGTCTACTGCTACCACCGCTGGTGGCGGCGCTGCTGGCTTAACCGGGGACGCTGGTAATGGAGCCAATGCTACCGATAACATCTTTGGTGGTAGTGGTGGTGGTGGTGGTGCCAGCACACTAACCGGGAATGGTGGTAATGGCGGGAACGGTGGTTATCCTGGCGGTGGCGGTGGCGGTGGTGGCTCGTGTGAGGCAAGCAATACGTCTGGGGCTGGTGGTAATGGTGCTAACGGCTTTATTCGCGTAACGACGTTCTTCTGATGTTTGGCTTCTCATCATTCTCGGAAACCCCGTTTGCTGCACTGCCGACTGCTGGTGATGTTTGGAATGAAGTCAGGAACAACACAGACCAGTGGATTGATCTTGCAGTAGTAGAAGGCCCGATTCCGTCACTGAGTCTGAACTTTCTGACTGGTACTTATGAAGTTGTGCTGACGCTGGTAGACTATGACTCAATCTGGCAATCAGCGTCATCGAATTCTAATTCTTGGGTAGAGGTCTAACATGCCTGCTCCGTACAGTATGACTCCTGACAGTTGCGCTCAGAATGCGTTTGCTGTCACTCCATCCGACACTGTTGATCTTCCTGCTCCTGCTCGTGCTCTGTACGTTGGCGGGTCGGGGAACGTTCGGATCAACGACACTGGCAACGGTGCTGTGACCTTTGTAGGTGTTGCTGCTGGCTCGATTCTGCCGGTGATGGCACGACGGGTGTATGTGACCGGCACGACTGCCACCAACATTGTTGCGCTGATCTAAAATGCTAATCGGACTGAACATCAAGCTGCCGCGCCCGAATGTTGTTTCGGGCGTAGGTGGTGGTGCTGGTGGCGGAGCGATTCTCGCGCTCGATCCTAGCTTGTACTTGGACTTTGTTTCAGGCGAAACGAGTTCGCTAGGTAACTATCAGGATGCCAGTCTGGATCTCAATTTCTTAGAACCGCAATACGACATTGCCGCGACCGCTGATCCCGCATACGGATACGGGCGCTATCTGGTAGCGGGGTAATCATGGGTCTTGTACAGAAAGCATTCAGCGACATCATCACCTTCTCGCGGTCGAGCAACGCCACCAGGGTCGGGCCGGATGGGCTGATTCAGTATGCGCCGCATAATTTGCTGTTGTACTCGCAGGAGTTTGATAATGCTGCGTGGACGAAAGGTGCGAATGTAACCGTAACTGCGAATGCAGCAGCGGCCCCAGATGGGACGGTAACTGCTGATCTGGTGGTTTCTTCAGCTAGTGCTGACAGTTCGACAAACCAAGTATTTCAACAGGTAACAGTTGCAAGCTCGCAAACATACACTGCAAGTTTTTGGGTGCGAGCTGCTGGTGCAAACCAAAATATCACAGTCAGACAAACTGCTAACGGTGTTTTGGTCACAAACACAACCGTTGCAGTGACAAGTACATGGCAAAGGGTATCAGTTACTTTTACAGCAAGCACTAATCCTGGTTTTGCAATCCGCCCAGATACTGTTTCAAACTTGAATATCTATGTCTGGGGCGCACAACTAGCCGTAGGCCCGCTCGCTCTCGACTACACGCCCACCACGACCGCAGCAGTGTACGGGCCGAGGTTCGATTACGACCCGGTGACGCTGGCTGCCAGGGGGTTGCTGATTGAGGAGCAGCGGACGAATCTGCTGACGTACAGTCAGGAGTTTGATAACGCTGCGTGGGTTAAAAGCGGCGCGACTATTACTGCAAATACTACGGCAGCGCCTGATGGAACAACTACCGCTGACACCTTGACAGGTAACGGCGTCCTAGGCTCTCACACTATTTTGCAGACGCAGGCTGCAAGCGCCGATGGCAAAACGTTTTCTGTTTACTTAAAAGCCGGCACCAATAATTTTGCTCAAATCTTTTTTGACAATACCGGCGTGCCGTTTGCAAACTTTGACCTATCTACGGGATCTCTTGGATCAACCGGAAGTTCTGTTACTGCAACGATCACATCTGCTGGCGGCGGCTGGTATCGTTGTGTCGTTTACACATCTTCATCACTAGCAACAAATCCACGAATTGGTTTGGTTACGTCGTCAACGGCAGCAAGGTCTGAATCAAATACACTATCCACTGACATTTACCTCTGGGGTGCTCAAGCCGAACTCAGCGCCACCGCCACCAGCTACATTCCGACAGTCGCCAGCACTGTGACCCGCAGCGCGGATTTTGTGAGTGTTAATACGTTGTCGCCGTGGTACAACGCGACTGAAGGGACGTTGTTTTCCGAATGGGATCAATCTTCCGTTGCTACTGGTAATGAGCCGTATCAACTGCAATTTTCCGATGGCACATTAAACAACCGAATAGTTTTATTTGCCACATCAATAACAGAACAATTATTCGTCGGAACCGGTGGTGTTGCGCAAGCATTTATTGGTAGGACAACATTAACCGCAAATCAAACGCTCAAAGCAGCCGCAAGAGTGAAGGCAAATGATTTTGCGCTTGTATTAAATGGCGGTGCTGCTTCTACCGACACTAGTGGAACTGTGCCAACAGTGACGCAATTTGCGCTCGGTCAAAACAATTTGACGGCAGGGACAAAACTTCTGAATGGTCATTTGCGCCGTGTCGCCTATTACCCTCGGGCGCTTTCAACCGCCGAACTCCAAGCCCTCACCGCTTGAGGTAACCCATGCTAGACGACCTCCCCCTCTCCCCTCCGGTGCCCAGCTGGAACGACCTGTATCTCAGGTTCGACGATCAAGACGCTGCCACCGCTGCGCTGCTCGCTGCTGGGCTACTGACCGAGACGCAGGCACTGCTCGACGCTGACGGCAACGTGCTGATCCCTGCCGGGTATGCACCCGTCAACGCCAGCATCGATACGGTGGGCACGATCTACAAGCCGACTGGCAACATGGTCGAGGATCAGCCAGAGATAGCACCGCTTGATGGTTGGCACGTTAATGTTCGATTGAAAGCCGATCAGGCCACCCCTGCCAATCTGGAGCAGTACAAAGTCGCTCCTGTTAACCCTGTTCGCGTTTGGGCATGAGAATCACATTCGGTCAGTGGACACCAGACAGGCCGGGAGTAGCCGGAAGTCTGGTTGAGGCTAAGAACGTCATTCCTACGCTTGTAGGCTATGGCCCGATGCCATCCGCTGCCGACTTCTCTAACGCTGCGACAGAAGACTTGCTGACCTGTTTTGTCGGTCGGTGGATGACTGACACTGTATTGTTCGGTGCAAGTCCGAATTACCTCTGGCGATACTTTCCGACCAAATCCGTCACGATCACTGGTGCAACGCAGGCTAACCCTTGTGTGATTACGTCCAACGGTCACGGGTTCAGGACTGGCATTCAGGTGACGATCTCCGGTGTTGGCGGGATGACGCAACTGAACGGCAACACCTACACGATCACTCGGATTGACGCTAACACCTTCAGTCTGAACGGTGTTAACTCCACAGCGTTTGGCGCGTACACATCGGGCGGAACTGCTGTCACCTATCGATACCTGATGGACGTATCGCGTACAGCATCAGCCTACACGCTGACAGCGCAATGGACGTTCACACAGTTCGGTCAGAAAGTAATCGCTGCTAACGGTCAGGACAAACTACAGTCATGGACTGTTGGCTCGTCATCCAACTTTGCTGACCTTGCTGCTGCTGCTCCGACTGCACAGTTCGTTACCACGGTGCGTGACTTCGTTGTAGCCGGGAAAACATCGACGTATCCCAATCGACTCTACTGGTCGGACATCAACGACGAGACCGATTGGACTCCTGGTGTTGCAAGCCAATCCGACACGCAGGACATTCCTGACGGTGGCGAGATTCGCGGAATCACCGGGGGTGAGTTTGGAATCATCCTGCTGGAGCGGTCGATTGTACGGATGTCGTACATTGGTGCGCCACTGTTCTTCCAGTTCGACAACGTTACCACTGCTCTCGGGTGTTACGAATCGCGTTCCGTTGTCAGATACGGTGGGATTACCTATTTCCTGTCGGACGATGGCTTCTACATGACCGACGGACAGAGCGTTAAGCCTATTGGGTCGGAGCGTGTAGATCGGTGGTTCTTCGACTTCTGCGATCCTGACCAGTTGGATCAGATGTCTGCTGCTGTAGACCCTATCAATAAGACTGTCAGTTGGGGCTTTACAGATATCTTCGCCAACAAGCAGTTGCTTGTGTATAACTGGTCTACGGACAAGTGGAGTCACGGTGATACCACTGCTGACTACATCTCCACGATTGCTACGAGCGGAACGGATTTAGAGGCTCTGAGTGCGCTGTATCCTACGCTGGACACTGTTCCGGCTAGTTTGGACTCGCGTATTTGGACTGGCGGCAGGCTGCTTGCAGGCGGGGTGAGCGGTGCTAAGATCATTTCGTTTGGCGGTTCGAACCTTACTGCTACGTTGCAGACTGGCGATATTGAGACGCAGGGTCTTGAAACTCTCGCAACGCTTGCAAGGCCGATCATCGACGGTGGTTCGTGTACCGTAGCGATAGCGTCTAGGAAACGTCTGGACGGGAATATCAGTTATGCGAGCCCTGTTGCTGCTGATAGCGATAATCGCGTTTCTCTACGCAGTCGCGGGAAGTATCATCGTCTGTCTTTTGTACCAACTGGCAACTGGTCAAGCCTAGTCGGGTCTGATCTCGATCTTGTTCCCTGTGGAGGCCGCTGATGTTTCGTCGGCTACCTCAACAGGGTGGCAATCCGCGAGAGACTGCCGAGGTTGTCAACCGGGTTCTTGACGGTAAGATCAACTCTGTTGGTCTGTTGACGCTGGCAACAGGGAACGCTACGACAACGACCCTGTACGACGCTAGGATCAGCCCTGACAGCATCATCCTGTTTGTCCCCTACTCCGCTGCTGCCATAGCGGATGCAGTGCCGTACGGGGCGTTTCAAGACACTACGGATCAGAACGCTGCTAGCACCACTGCTGCTTATGCCGTTACGTTGAATACGACGGATTATGCGGTTGGTGTTGCGATTGTCAGTAGTTCACAGATTACCGTTCGATCTGCTGGGGTGTACAACATTCAGTTTTCGTTTCAGTTTGCTAATACCAATGTGGCGATTCAGGACGTAGACGTTTGGTTTCGGAAGAACGGGACGGATGTTGCTGGGTCTAACAGTAAGTTCTCAGTGCCTAACTCTCACGGTGGGACAGATGGTCATCTGATTGCTGCGCTGAATTACTACATCCAGTTGGCAGCGGGTGATTACGTTCAATTGATGTGGGCGACTACATCAACTGACGTCAGTCTTGAGCAGCTACCAACACAGACCAGTCCAACTCGTCCAGCAACTCCGAGTGCAATTGTCACGATCAACAAGGTAGACGAATCGTCATCGTCTGACATTTACGCATCCAACCAGACGCAAGGGCAGTGTACTGTCAACCATTTTGCCAACAGCACAGCGGGCAAGACGTATCGGTATGTCGTACTCGGCTAGGTATGTAAAACCGGAGGAACTACGGTTGGTCTGGGATCAGGTCAGACCTGCTCTGCTAGAGGTAAAAGAGGCAAGTCAGGAGCCGTGGATTCCAGAGGATGTTTACGCTGACTGTTATGCCGGTAAGTCCATGCTGTTTGTGTTGGGTGACTCACGGGTCACAGGGTTTGGTGTAGTTCAACCGCAGGGTGACACGCTGCACGTTTGGTGTGGTTGGGGTGCGTGGTTGATGGATGAGGGAATGCAGGAATTATTTGCGATTGCCAAGCAGGGTGGGGCGCGTAGAATATCGTTTGATTCTAATCGTCCTGGCTGGCAGCGCGTGGCATCGAAATACGGATTTCGTCCGCGCAAGTGGATAGCAGAGGTGTGATATGGCTGGTGGTGGTGGACAACAAGTTAGTCAGACAAGGCTCGATCCTACAGTTCAGCCTTTTGTAGAGTTTGGTCTAGGCGAGGCACGCAGGCTGTACGAAGCTGGCCCACCGCAATACTACGGTGGTCAGACATTCGTCGGGCCTAGCCAGTTCACATCGGAAGCCATGCAAGCCGCAGCAGAGCGTGCTCGTGCTGGTTCTCCGCTTGCACAGGCTGCGCTAGGCCAGCAACAGGCGACAGTTGGTGGTGCATACCTCGGAGGCAATCCGTTCTTCCAGGGAGCCTTCCAGGCTGCTGCAAGGCCACTAGAAACGCAGTACATGGACGCGATCAACCGCGCTAGGTCTGCTGCCTCCTCTGCTGGCCGATACGGGTCTGGAGCAATGGGGCAACTGGAAGGTCGGGCAGAGGGTGCGCTGGCTACCGGGTTGTCGGATATTGCTGGACGGTTGGCGTATCAGAATTATGAGGCTGAACGCGCTCGACAGGAAGCTGCGGCAACTCGTGCACCTGCGCTGGCTGAGACTCAATACGGTGACATTCAGCGGTTGGCGAATGTTGGTGCGATGTCGGAGGACTACCAGCAGCGGCAACTAGCGTCAGACATTGCTCGATTCAACTATCAGCAACTTGCTCCCATGCAAGCGTTGCAGAGCTTCCTGGGTAGTGTCTACGGCGCTCCTGCTGGAATGATGGCAACTCAGCCGATCATCGGCAACCCGATGTTGGGTGCGCTGGGTGGTGCTGCGCTGGGTGGGGCGTTGGGAGGCGGCACCCCTGGTGCTGTTGCTGGCGGTCTGCTTGGTGCTTACGGGAGTCGATAATGGCTGATCCGTTAACGATGGCGGCTGTCGGTGCTGTTGCCGGTGCTGCGATGAACCGGGATGACCCGATGAAAGGCGCTCTCATGGGCGCTGCTCTCGGTGGTGCTGGTGGTGCTGGATACGGTGCGCTGACAGGCGCAGGTGGTAGTGCTGCTGGTGCTGGAGCATTGGAGGCTGGCTTAGCTGCTCCGGTGTATGGCCCAGCAACAATGGCTGAGTTTGCTCCACTGGTGGGAGCAGAGGCTATGCCCGTTGCTATGCCTGGGGCGGCATCTCCGGTCAATATGATGGCATTCCCTGGTGACATTATCGATGGGTCGCTCGGGCAGGCTTACAGTCAGTTAGGTATCGGCGCGTCTCCTTCGGCATTTGCGTACCCGGACGTTGACGCTATCGCTCGTGCCTCGATGGGAAGCGATCTGCCTGGATTGATGTCTGGCGCGTCAGGCTCATCTGCTTACAACGCTCCGATGCGTATGCCATTCGGTCAGGCGGCAGGACTGTTGCAGCAGGCTCAGCCTCGCGCACAGATGCAAGCACCAGGTGTTAAGCGTGGCAATCCCGAGGCAGTCAACTACGGTGGATTTGCGAGCCTGTTGGAACCCAAACTTGTTGAGAGGCGGCGAGTATCGCTGATCTGATATGGACGAATTTCTCGCTCAGTTGTTCCCGCAAGCACCGAGTTACTTCCCTGGTCTGCTAGGTCAGGAGCAAGCCAACCTGCTACAACAGCAAGCCAGACAGCAGGGTCTGCTAGGGTTAGGCATGGGTTTGTTGCAAGCTGCTGCACCATCTACCGTTCGCCCTAGCCTTGCTGGTGGTGTCGCACAGGGTCTTGCCGCTGGTCAGCAGATGGCGCAGAACGTTTACGCTCAACGTCTGCAAGAGCAGCAAATCGCTCAGAAGATGGCAGAGCAGCAGCGACAATTGCAGCAACAAGCGGCAATGCGTCAGTTGTTCCCCCAAGTGTTCCAGACTACTACCGAGGTTGGTGCTGTTGCAGGGGAGGAAGGCCCGGTTCCGACTGCACAGCAACGCATTTCGATTGATCCGGCAAGGCTTTCAATGCTTGCTGCTGCTGCGCCTGACCCTCTTGCGGCGCTTGCTAACGTATCCAAGATCATTCCAGAACTTCGCAAGGGCGGTGTACTTGGAGGCGTGGCTCCTGGCGTTGATCCATTTGCTGCGTTTATGGCAAGTGACAATGCGAATGTTCGCGCTGTCGCGCAGCAATATTCCAATTCTTATCAGCGCGGCGGTCTTGATGACACGCAGATTAATCGTGCTGTTGAAGCGTTGGGGCGCATGTCAGAAACCGCAGGCAGGCCAACCGCAGACGTTGCAAGTTATGATAATTACCGGAAACAAGAATTGGCAGAAGGAAGGGTGCCAAAATCTTATGAGGACTTCCTGATTAACTTGCGAAGGTCTGGCGCAGGGACAACAAGCACTATCGTATATCCGCCGGGAGCCGTTGCTCCTGGCGCTAGTGCACAAGGCGAAATTGACAAAGCACTGCTTGGGTCGGGTTCTAGGCTGCAAGTATTGAACCGCATAACGGAACTTTATCGACCAGAGTTTTTGCAAACGAGGTTTAAGGCCGCTCAAGGTCTGATTGAGCTAGGCGAAAAACTGGGCAGGGAACCAAATCCAGAAGAACGGCAGAACCTAGAACAGTTTGCGCGATTCCGGCAAGATGCTGTCCGGCAATTGAACCAATACATCAATGAGATCACTGGTGCGGCAATTGGTCAGGGAGAGGAAGCCGAGCGTCTGAAGTCTGGTGTTCCTAATCCTGGCACTGGGTTGTTCGGTGGCGATAGCCCGACTGTGTTTCTGTCGAAACTCAATAACACGATTCGTGATTTGCGGTTGGCTGAGGCCCGTTTGCAGTACATCAAAACACAAGGGTTCAAACTGCAAGATGTATCGCTTGACCAGATGCCAACCATTATGCGGAAACGCAAAGAGCAAATTGTCAAAGATTTCGGTCTTGATGAAGCGAAAGCAGAAGATCGGGAAATCCTGAAGAACAGGCTTGCTACTGAATTCGGCTTATTGAGGTAATCATGGCTGACGTAATTGATGAACTGCTGAGCGGCAAGCCAAGCACAGTCGCCCGTCAAGGTTCAGATGTAATTGACGAACTGTTAACGCCCAAGCGCGGACGATTGTTTTATCAACAACCAGAAGCCCTAGTCCGGTCATCAGAAGCTGCGGCAACACCCGCGACAGCATTGGCTGCTGGCGTTCCAACAGACATACAGTCAGCAATCCGAGTATTTGCAAAAGCCAGAGGTATTCCTGAAGAACGCTATCGCGTGGTCAAAGGCGACATTTTTTATGAAGGGGATGACGGAAAGTTTTACGCGGAAGTCCCAGGAGCATTGAAAGCCCCGATGACATCTGCTGCGTTTATTGCGCCAGACATTGCCGAAATAATCCCTGGCATGGCTACAGGAATAGCGACTGCGCCAATGCTGTTAGCAGGGCCGGGAGGGGCTGCTGCATCTATTGGGCTGACTGGTCTTGCCGGAACTGCTGCAAGCGCAGGAAGGCAATCCTTGGCTGGGTTGCTTGGAGGGCAAGAATTCAGCCCTGGTCAGGCTATTGGGGCTGGGTTGATGGAAGCTGGAACCCAGATGATCCCGTATGGAATGGGAAAGGTTGCTCAACGTGGGCTGGCAAGAGATATTTCACGACTTGATCCGCAACAGATCGCAGAGTTGCAGAGGCTTGCTCAGCAGCAAGGAATTCAACTTACCCCAGGCGAACTAACAAACTTGCCTAGCCTGAAGGCGCAACAAAAAGTTTTAGGGAACATCCCTGGCGCACAGGATGTGCTGGGGACGTTTTATGGCAAACGGTACACAGAACAGATCCAACCTGCTGTAGACAAGTTCCTGTCTAGCATCAGCCCGTTAGACGATCCAATGACTGCCGGTTATCGTGGGCAACAAGCCCTTAGAACTAGGCTTGAGTCACTGCAATCAGCAAGAGAACAGGCAGCTAGACCAATTTATGAGCAAGCATTCGAGAGTTCTCCTCCGATTGACATTAGCGGAGTTGCCGCGACGTTAGATCAGCGGATGAGAATTGCCAAGGGTGAAGAGCTATCAGAACTGAAACGCATTCGGTCGATGCTCAACCGAGACGTTACAAGACTGAATGCTCAAGGCGACGAGATCACTGAAACAGTGCTTGAGAACCGCGCACCCGCATTGCAGCGTGTAAAGTTTGCGATTGACAAGATGCTCCGAGGCGAAGCGGTTTCGTCTATGGACAAAACCATCCAGAACGAAATTGTCGGCATTCAAAATCAACTTGTCAGGACAATGGAAGATGCGATTCCTGAATATGGCTTAGCCAATCAGGAGTTTTCAAGGCTTTCAGAGCCGATCAATCGGTTCATGGAGCGCAGGCCGGGGCTGTCACTCATCAATATGAGCCAGGACAACCTCGATCAATTCGCTGGTAAGGTGTTTGGGGTCACGACTCCAGCGTCTCCGCAGTCAATTCGGTATACGAGGCAGCAGGTTGAGCAGTCCGGGCCTAATGGCCCGATCATCTGGAATGAGGTAACTCGTTCATACCTTGAAAGCGTTTGGCAGAAAGCGATGAAGCCGACCGCTGGAGCGACTGAGGCAAAAGTAGACGCTGGTCTGTCGTTTAGGAATATGCTGCTCGGTGATGAAAAACGTATCAAAGCATTGCAAGCCGCAATGAGTCCACAGCAATTTTCTGCGCTCAACGATCTGTCGCGGGTACTAGAGGCTGCTGGCAGGGTTAAAAAACTTGGGTCAGATACAGCGTTCAACAATCTTGTTTTACAAGATATGAAAGAGACTGTCCCAGGCTTGCTAACGAAAGCACTTACTCCTGTAAAGTCGCTGCAAGACTATTTTGCTCGTGAATCGTTTATGAAGAACGCTGATGTGCTGGCTGAGATTGTGACCAGTCCTGATGGGATAACGAGGCTGCGTGAATTGCGTAAACTTAGCCCAAGCCAGCCGAAATTTTGGTCGGGGTTAGCGCAAGTTCTTGCAAGCACTGGATCGTTTGCAGCATCTGAAGCATTGGAATAAACATGGCAAAAGTAAAGATCAGCGAGTTCGACACAAATCCCGACAACAACACGGATATTGACGGGATCAACATTGCGGAGAACTGTCCACCAGCCAATATCAACAATGCCATCCGCGAGTTGATGTCGCAGTTGCGGGACTTCCAGAACGGCACGATTGACGGCGTTGTAGTAGACCCGACAAACAACCAACTATCTGTGCGTGGTGGTGGAACTGGTCTACAGTCACCCGGTACGTCTGGCAACGTCCTAACGTCCAACGGTTCAGCCTGGGTGTCATCCGCGCCGACGTATGTGCCGACTGGCGCAATGCTGATGTGGGGGACTGCAAGCGCTCCGACAGGCTATCTGCTGTGCAACGGGGCGACGGTATCGCGCTCAACTTACTCCGCGCTGTTTGCGGTGATCGGCACTGCATACGGTGCTGGCGACGGGTCTACTACGTTCACCTTGCCGGATTTCCGTGATCGCTTCCCTGTTGGTGCTGGTACGTCTTACAGCGCGAACTCGCAGGGTGGTAGCAAGGATGCAACCGTTGTCAGCCATACTCACACTGGGACAACCGGATCGGGTGGCTCGGCAACAGGTACGCTTGACTCGTCATTCCTGTCGGACTTTGGTAACTTTACTTCTGCAAGCGGCGTGTTCTCGCTGTCCAATTCTTACGGGAACCGTTCGCAAGGTGCTGCTGGCACAGGCTCACAAGGATTGGCAACGCTGTCAATTCCTGCTCATACACATACGTTTACGACGGATTCAACAGGATCGTCTGGAACGAATGCTAACCTTCCTCCCTATCTGGGCGTTTACTTCATCATTAAGACATGACGACAGCAAACGAAGTTGAGGCAAAGCTGATGACGCACGAACAAGTCTGCGCGGTGCGCTACGAGGGCATCAATGCGCGTCTGAAGCGTCTTGAGCAGATATTGATCGGCAGCGCAGCGTTTATCATTGCGTTGTTGATTGGACTCGTGATGAAGGTCTGACATGGTAGAGATAGCGGTCGCACTTGCTGCTGCCCAGGCTGCGGTCGCTGGGATCAAACAAGCCATTCAAGTAGGGAAAGACGCCAAAGAGTGCCTTGGTGAGTTCATGCAGTTGTTTGATGCACAGGATCAGATCCAGAAAGCATCAACAGAGGAACGCGCAAAACTGCCTCCTGAAAAGCAGAAGTCTGCAATGTCGGAGGCATTAGAAACCGTCATTGCTGCCAAAAAAATCAGGGAGATGACCGATGAGCTCAAGCAGTTTCTGGTCTGGAGCGGGCAGGCTGATGTCTGGGAAGAAATCCAGCGGGAGCATAACGCTGTCGTACAACGTCGGAAGTCAGCAGAGATAGCGGCGAAGAAGAAAGCAGAAGAAGAAGCCGCAGCGAGGTTGAAGCGACGCAAAGAGATCATGCTGCTTGTCACCGTTATCGGGACAGGCGGGATCATCCTGTATCACCTAGTGAACTACATTGTAGACACATGGCCTTCGCAGTAACTTTGCTGGCAGCATTCATGTTGTCGGTTGTCGCGTTTATGCTTACTCTAGCCGGGATCAGTACATGAGAATGACTACAGAAGAATTGTATCGTTTGCTAGATGCTGACTTCGCCACCGGGCAATTGACCTGGAAGCCTCGTCCTAGAGAGATGTTCTCAAGCTATCAAGGCTATCGGATGTGGAACGCAAAATATGCAGGAAAACCTGCACTTGCTTGTAAACACATTGACGGATACCTGCATGGGGCAATAAATAAACAGCTTTACCTGGCGCATCGAGTTTTGTATGCGATGAAGCATGGCTGCTGGCCTTTGTTTATTGATCACATAAACGGCAACAGATCGGACAACTCAATCGATAACCTTCGAGCGGCATCACGCACTGACAACGCAAGAAATCAGAAAAAGCCCGTCAACAATAAAAGCGGATACGTTGGGGTTAGTTGGAACAATCGAGACAGACGCTGGGCTGCGTACATCACGATCAATAGAAAGCGCAAGGCACTTGGAAACTTTGTGTGCTTGCAGGATGCTATCAATCGGCGACTTACCGCACAGCGTGATGCTGGTTTCCATGCGAATCATGGGAGGGCATAATGGATCATCAAACGTCAGACCGAATCGTATTGCTTGAGGCAAAAATCTGGGCAGCAATCGCGCTGTCTCTGACATTCATTCTTGTCATCAGTGTCATTGCGATCATTGGAGGCGTGCTGTTTGTTGAGCATGACCTTGAGAACATTAGCCCGATAGATGAAAGGCTGCTGTCTATCCTTAAAGATGTAATGATGCTTTCTATAGGTGCGGTTGGCGGAATTGCTGGCCGACAAGGAGCAAGGGCAGCCGCAAGCCTACTCACAAAGAAAGGGGACGATGATGCTGCCACTAGGCCCACTGCTTGAGGTTGGATCGAAGATCCTAGACCGTGTGCTGCCAGATCAAGCAGCAGCGGAAAAGGCAAAACAGGAACTTGCAAAGCTTCACCAGGACGGTGAGCTTGCCAAACTTGCCAACGACACGAAGCTATTCGAGATTGAGCAGAACAACCTGACTGACAGGTTGAAGGCAGACATGGCTAGCGATAGCTGGCTGTCGAAGAATATCAGGCCGATGACGCTGATCGCCATCCTCGCCGGGTACTTTACCTTTGCGATGATGTCAGCGTTCAAGATGGACACTAATCAGGCTTACGTTGAGCTACTAGGTCAGTGGGGTATGCTGATTATGTCGTTCTACTTTGGTGGCCGGACGCTTGAAAAAATCATCGACATGAAAGCCAAGAAATGAAAGCAAACTGGCAAGACGCACTCAATCACGTTCTACGTTCGGAAGGGGGTTTTGTTAACCATCCGGCAGATCCTGGAGGCCGCACCAACCTTGGTGTTACCCAGCGAGTCTGGGAGGAATGGGTCAAGCACGACGTAGACGAAAAGCAAATGCGAGAGCTAAC